TGAGAATAATAGGGCTGCTCATTTAGAAAGAACTAATGATAGTGCATCTAAATTACTTAGAAGCGTTGTTAGGAAGAATAATCATTGACAAACTGTGTGTCTAAAACATAATGTTAAATAATAAGCTAAGAATAATGATAAGTTATATTGTGTTTGATTAGTTAATGATTGTAGTTTTGTCTTGATGCCAACGTCAGTAGCAACCTCTTTTAATAAAATAGCAACTTGTTGTTTAAAATAAATTTCCATTTTTGTTCTTTTTATAGACATTAAAGATTTTACGTAATCAAAAAATGCAACACCACAAATATAATCTATTTTTTTAACATCCCTAAGAAATAATTCAAAAATCAATTTCAATCTATCTTGATATTTGACATCGCACAATCCACGAACTATTTGTGAAACAAAAGATAATGATACTGATGATAATTTTTTAGCATCTTCAAGTGCTTTTTGATCTACATGTTTATAAACAGTTATATTTCTTACAACTACTTCAATCTGATGCCCACCTCTTTCAAGATATGACGTTGCAGGGGATTCTTCTTCTGAATCATCAGAAGAAATTTTAACTCCTTCTTCGTAAAATTTTTTATACAATCCAAAGAAACTATTGAAACTCTGTTGTATTCTTGTTCTTAAAGCATATAGAAATTTTCCAACATTTTCAAAATTATCAAATTTTTCTAGATCGTGCTGATATATTCTTACCATATTTTTTGTGGTCCAAAATAATGCACCAGCAATTGTTTTTTCTCTTACATATAAATGTGATTTACTTAAATGATTTAGAGTGTACATATAAAGATCTGGGTCACAAAATTTTGTGAAAGCTTTTCTAGTTGCGCTTCCTTGAAATTTAATTGATAGAAATAACATGCAAGTAAAAAATGTTTTAATATCTTTCTTCTTTAAGAAATAATATATTGCGCTTAAAACAACATTTGTTCCTAAATCTTTAACCATATTGAACTTTGCATATTGATGGTCATAAAGATAAAAACTTTTTATAAATTCTCTATAGTCATTTTCTGTTAATCCCATGTATTTAAGAATTGTTAAATATGACATTTGAACAGATGGCATATAACAAGGTTCTGATATATTTCCAAGTTCTTCGGCTGTTATTGTATTCATATGTGTTCTCAATTTTGCTTCATTAACATTCGCTTTTTTTAATAAATCATCCATTGTCATTGTTAAATAATCCTTATTGAGATACTTCCTGATTTTGTTCCAGTAGGCGCAACAAAATAAACATATTCTGGGGAATATAACATCAATTCATCTTGAGTCAAATCTTTCAAATCAAAATCAAAGAATATATCACAGTTTGGTTCAATCAGATTGCAGTGGTCAACACCATCAACAGATTGAACAACCTTGATTATTTCGGATCTATACAATTGTATATTTATACCAAATCTGCTACTGAAATTATCAAATAGAGCTGTGGTAATAGCATTCTTTAATTCATCAGAACTTCCAAAATATGAACTTTCTTTAAATGCTTCAATTTTTATTTCTAGTGGTATTTTAAATACCGGAATTATCCATGAACTCCCATTAAAAATATATTTTTGATCTCTTTGTATAACATAAACAACATCGTTTGTGCTTGGTCTTTCTAGTTTCCATCCTGAACTCAATTTTGTTAAATAGTTTCCTTTGTAGTCCATCAGTTCAGCAACTGGATCAGAACTTATAATATATTTATACCCAGTAGATGAATCTATTGGATAATTAAATACAAAATCTATAACCGGAGGCTTTCTAGCCACATTGTATTTCATATTTACCAAATTACCAAATGTATTTGCAAATTTTAAATTCACAAAGTCCGTAAGCATACGATTATTTTCAAAATATGTATTATTAACTAGCTTCTGTAAACAATTACTTTCAAATGCATCTTTATCTGCCAACCCTCGATAATAATCTGTCAGAACAACTGGGATATCAAAAATAACCAGAGTGCTACTTGTTGTATCGTAGGTTAAATTAGATTGCATTGTATCAAATAAATCTCTTCTTAATGTTAATGAAACTTCATAAGAAGCTTTTGTTTCTATTGACTCAATATCAAGAATTATATTCACAAATCCTTCTGGAAATAATGTATAAGGTGAAAAAGTTAAAGTAAATGTTTTTTGTATTGGATCGTGATCCATCACATATTCAACACTTAATGCAGGAATCTTAAATGTGCACGCAGCAGTTGGATCTACTGAAACCGCATTATAATTAAGAACAAAAACGGCTGCATTACTCGTTGAGTCAACACTTACATCCATTTTTCCAATTTCAATTCCGTAATAGCTCTGTCTTTCTGTATTAACTAGAGACGGATCAACGGATATAGAGTTTAAAACATATTCATAAACTGCAACAGTATTCATAATTTCTGGTTTAATATCAAACATTGTCAAATACGATGTTCCATCAGAAATAATTTCTGTGTATTTTGGAATTCTATTTGATGGTGTAGTAGTTACTTCACTATAAGATGCATTGATTGTTGGAACAATTTCAACTACATTTGTGCTATCTTGATATTTTAATGTTGTATAAACCTGAATTTCATTACATCTTACATCTGATCTTTTAAGAATTGCTAATGAGTTACTTCCAAATGGTGTTCCTTCTAAAATAACGTCTGCATTTTTATAATCTTGTTCCGACACAAATCTATCCATTGATACAAGACTTTTTATAGCATTGCTTCTTATTTCGTCTGTGCTTTCTTCATCTGCGCCATTTTCAGCAGCGATTGTATTTATACAAGTATATTCAATTAAGAAAGTTTGATTATCAATTGTGCAATAAACCTTGTCACCACGAAGTATTGTACCTGCTGGAACATTTCCTAATGCACCATAAGTTAGATATGAATTAATATCTACTTTTGATCCTCCTGTTGGTTGAACACCAACAAGACCATTACCAAATGTTATTCTTCTTCCTTCCTGTGTTTTTCTTGAAACATACCCTCTTTCATTTAATGGAATGAGATACAAACTTTGATATTCGGTATAATATTCTATATATTCAGAAATAGGAACTGTTGTATCAGGAGGCGTAACATAAACATCAGTTTTAAATAATTGTTGTGAGTTATCGACATCGATCATTACTTCAGGAAATTGATAGTCTTTGATATCCGCATCAATATATTTGACATCTGGAACAATCTTTTGTTGTAAAACTGGAAGATCAAATTTGAATGCCGGCCCACCATCAGTGGTATCAACATATGTATATGGAATTCTATATCTGTATGATTCAAAATCAGCTTCAATTTTTACATCAATATTGTTAGTTACTTCAATATATGTTGTGTAAGTTGTCATAAAAGAACACGCATCGGTATAAAAATTGAAATATTTTGGTATTTGAAATTTTACAGAATTTGAACTAAATCCCAAAGGAACATTCATTGTTACTGAAGCATCTGCAGGAACTGCTTTGACAATATCATACCCTAAAAATGCTGATAAATTGATTACCGATTCTGGGAGTTGTGCTTTAGTTAAAAAGAATTCTTTATATATTGATCCTTCGTAAAACAAAAGATTAGATGTAAGGGTTGATATTATATTAATTAGATAAGATAAAAATGAACTTTTCGTTAGGTCAACATTCTCAAGCTCAAGATAATCTTTCATATATTCACATATCATCGATCTTATTTGATCTCTAGACATGAAAATCTGTGAAGACAATTTTTGAGTTGAAGACGTATTAAAAATATCGGCCATCTAATGTATTGAACTCCTTTAAGGGGTGAAGCTTATTTTCTAAGTTTTTTTGCAGCAGTTTCTTTTGCTACTTCTTTAGCAGCTTCTTCTTTCTTTTTCTTTGCGTCAAAAAGCTTTTTGTTTAGCATTTGGGCAGTTTTAAATCCTGCTACACCACCAGCAACATTTCCAAGCACACTCAATTGATGCCCACCATTTTTGCCACCTTCAGGATCCCCATCTTTTCTAAACATTTTATATATTTTAGGACCAATATGTTTTCCAGCATGTTTTTCAATAGCTTGTCCTGCACGGCCTCCAGCATACATTCCACCAACTATTCCGCCTGCATAAATAGCTCCTTTAGCAGCTCCTCTTGCAACTTTCTTCCATTTAGATTCCTTATTATTTTCTTCCTCTTCCCTAATATGAGAAACAACATTTGCACCAGTAAGATTCAGAATTCCTTCAACAATAAGTTTCTTGGCTCTTCGTTTACTTATTGTTCCTTCATTAACTTTTTGTAAAACTCTTTGTGTTAGTAGTGCTTTAATTGCCTCTAAATTTGTCATTATAATTTCCTCTTTTAATTTATTATTTATTTTTTGTAGTCATTTGTTTATTTATTTGTTGTGTTGCTTCTTCCTTTCTTTTTCTTCTTTCATCCAACTTTCTGTTTAATGCATGCGCGGCAGCTAATCCAACAGCAGCCCCCTGAACTTTTCCTACTTTAGCTCCAAGAGCTCTTCCGTGTACTCCTCCTGCAAGTTTTCCGTAATGTTTAGCCTCTTTATTCCAATCAGTATTCTGTGTAACTATTGAAGCAGAGTTACTACCAATACCTTCACCGGCTTTCCCACCATATTTCTTTCCAAGTTTTCCGCCAGCATACATTCCACCTAATGTTCCTGCTGCATAAATGGCTCCTTTTCTAGCAACTCTAGCAACTTTCTTCCATTTAGATGGTTTATTTGATTCTTCATCTTCTCTTATTTTTTCAACAACTTTTGTTCCAGTTAGATTCAAGATTCCTTCAATAATAAGTTTCTTGGCTCTTGGTTTACTAATTGTTCCTTCATTAACTTTTTGGAGTACTCTTCTTGTTAGTAATGCTTTTATTGCTTCTAAATTTGTCATTTTATTTTCCTCTTTTAGATATAGTAAAACCCACTGTTTTCATCGAACATTCCAGTGAGTCTCTCTGCGATTTCTTCATTTTTATTTAACATTCTAGTTAATACAACTGATTCAGGAACTGTATGTATTTTTTTATCATAATCAAAAAATACAAATGTTTGATCTAGTTGTCTGTCAACTTCTGTTGTTGTTCTACTCTGATTTACTCTACAATGAACTTGATAATATGTTTTATCAGCTGGTGATTGTTTCTTAATTCCTTGAACAGTATATAATGAAAATTTATCATTGCTTAAATTATTAACAAGATATCTCTGATCCAATTTGATAATGTCATCTGGATATGGAATAATTCCATAATCACTAGGAATAACAAAGTCTGTCATTTTTTCATTTGTTAAATACCCAGTTTCTTCAGCTGTATATGTAGTTTCTGTTTCGGTAATAAAAAATACTGGAAGTGTTAAATATCTATTCCATCTAAGTCCTGAGAGTGATCCTATTTTTTCATAAGGACCTCCCATCAATTTTGAATCATCCCAAACTGTTGCTCCTGTACTTATATTGTAATAAGTAACCAAATATGCAATCGCGTGACGAGCATATATGTCATAAATTTCGTGCCAATACTCATATATGTAGTCGTATGTTCTTTGATAATTTTGCATAATAATTTAAAAAGGATCCTTGTTAAAAACAAGGATCCTTAAAAATTTTAAACTACTGTTGCGATTGAGCCCAGTTCTTGATATCTCAGAGCGTTCTTCAGTTTCGCAATCTTTTTGCCAATTTTATTCTTACATTTATCATCTTCGCATCTTGACAATAGTTGCTGTAGTCTTGAAACTGTTGCGTTGATAACTTTTGCCTGGCATTTATGATACTTTTCCCTTCTTTGGGTAGCATCTTCAATAGCATTTGCTGCATCCCTACATGCATCCATTGTTTGGAATATAAAATTATGTATACCAGCAAGCCCCTGAGAAATTATGTTTCCACCTTTAGCTATTCCTGTCATTCGCCACCTGTCTTTCATTCCATGCAATCTAGCAACCGAACTGAGATCCTTCATTGCAGTCTTCGACTTTTTAACAGTCTTTCTATCACCTTTACTCATAAAAAATTTCTCTGATAATCTAGAAACTTCTACCAAATCCATCTCATTGATTTTTTTGATCAGTATGTCTGCTTTATTTGCCGGGATCTTACCAATTTTCACCTTATCTAAAACTTCACTAATGCAATACTCTTGTAAAATAATTGATACTGTGTCTTTTAACATTTTTTTAATCCTCTCTTTAGTTTTTATTGTTCTTCATCAGCACTATAAGGCGCAGATGCTTTTTCCAGTTTTGAAAGTTTTAACATCTCATCTTGATACTTCTGTTTCCAATGATTGATAACATTCGTTAAATCAATTTGGCATCTTGTCGGATTTTTTGCACCAGCACAAGCTGACATTCTTGGCGTCAATTCAGCAATAACCCTTCTTGCAGCATTCGCTTGGCATTTATGAACGTGCATTCTTCTTTGGGTTATTGTTGCACTTTTTAATTTTACTGCTTGCTGAATACAAGGATTTGAAACTTTTCTGTAAACAAATAATGCAAGCGCTCCAAGAGCTGCACCCCCAGCAATACCTACACCAACATTTGCTCCCATTTTTGAAGCAGCATAACCACCAATAGCTGCCGCACCCATATATTTTAATTGTCTTGATTGATCTGGTTCAAGATCTTGAATGGTTCCTTGTTCATTCATAAATACTTTTTTTAAGATAACATCATTATTCATATTATAAATTTCTTTCGCAAATTTATATTTCATGTTGTTATCCAAATCTTCGCATTCCTTAATTATAGATATTAAATTCTTTTTACAGCACAACGCTAATACTTTTTTGTCGTTCTTGTGCATGACTAATCTTTCCTCATAATTGATTTTCTTAAAATACTTTTTGTTATAGATCTTTTTTTCATTGCAACCGATCTCATATCAGTTTCGATTCCAACCATTTCTGTTTCCATAAAATCAAATTTTCCTGATATAAAAAATATATAGACTGGTGATTGACTGTGGTCTGGGTCAAATTCAATTGATAGATTAGATTTTATGAATTGACTTTTTTCAAGAAGTCTAATTCTTGATTTTGTTGTTGTTCCAGTAACACTAACTGGAATCTTATCTAATCTTTCAAATTTCCATCCAAACTCATCCATTTGTCTGAGCACTATATCATCAACCATATCAGTTGGAACCATATACACCAAAACTGATGAATATAAATCCTCTTCTCCTTCAATTTTTCCAACTAATCCTAAAATTAGTGTTTTTCCATTTGGGAGAGGACAATATAAAATATGTGAATTCCCAGCATGTCTCTTTTTAAAAATTCCTTTATACTTTTTTAGTACACAATAATAGAGAAACACTTTATGTTAATCCTCCAACTGTTACAGTTATTTCTCCATATTGATTTCTATAAGCTACATATACTTTTATAATTATTAACTTTTCAGCTATATTTCTCATAATATCAACATTTTCTATAATCGCTCGATTATCAAATTTCATTATTTGATTTTTAACAGTAAACACAATATCCTCTTCTGTTTTACTATCAAATTGTTCAAATACATACTTATACAAATCACATCCAAATTCTGGATCGTTATCATATGAACCTATAAATGTTTCAAGAATATTATTCCAAGAATTAAGAATAACATCAATTCCTGAAATTCTTACAAAATCACCACTAGAAGAGATAACAGGAATGTAATCATAAATTTGGTTGTTAGATCCAACAACATTATTGTTAAATCTATCCATTATATTTGGCATTTATTTATTACCTCTTCCTCATGTTGGTTCTGCCCATCTGAGCTTTAGCAGCGTCAAGCATTTTTGCTTTCTGTTCCTCAAGATCAGCTTTCCATTTAAGAAAATCTTTAAATCTTTTAACAGGCATTGATATTAAAGATTCATATGGTTGTTTTGTTGCTTCCATTGCATTAAATAATTCTTCCTGGAGATCTTTTCTATAATTAGAAATCCAATCAGGATGTGTACACCATTCGAAAAAAGTTTTCCACCAAATCTATGGGAATAACATCAGTATGCCCACAATAAATACAATGAACTTTTATTTTTAATTCAATTCCATATTTCCCGAATTCTTCAATATACTTTTCAAGAATCAACTTCTTATCTTTTGGAGGAATATTTTTAAATGCGTCAATCTTATCTGCTATTGCAATATATTTAATTGGTTCTTTTGCAACATCAACATCTTGTTCAAATCTTTCAATTGCCAAGGTATTTATAATACTATCGGTCGAAATTGTTGAACTTGTTCCTAGTTCTTTAAATGCAGATTCTTCATCCGCAAGTGTTGGTTGCCTAAGATAAACAGATATTCCTTTCAGAGTTACAAGATCAACTTTAACTCTTTTTTCCAGAATATCATCATCTGGGTATGGATTTATAGAAAATGCATCTGACATTTGAAATGTTATTGGAAACTCTTTTTTGCAGTCTCCACATCTTATGTCGTATTCTCTAACTTCTCCATAAGTTATGTGATACACACCAAATAGAATTGCATCTCTGTCTTTCATGGTTGTATTTCTCAGAAAAGTTTGATAATCAATTATCTTTTCTGGTTTTAAAACCATAACATCATAAAGACATCTATTGAGATGCTCTGTTACTTTTCCAGGTGTCATAACACTTGTTTTAAGTTTTTCTTCATCCTTAACCATCATTGTTCTCAGTGTAAACGAATTTTTCGTTTGTGGTGTCACTACTTCGTATTCTGGTAACTTTACATCGAATCCTGTAAACATCTTTGATCCCCTTTCTTTTTAATCTATTTTTATTTTTTAAAACTTAATATGATGAACCGTTTGCATTCACTTCTATTGCACTAGTTCTGAACTCTTCTAACTGTGCTGTTGCTTTCTCATAAACCCAATCCTGATGCCAAACATAATCGACATTAAAATCAAGTTCAATTTCAAGTTTATCACTTGCTGTTATATCACCAGTGAACAGATCCTGAGGATCTTTCAGTGGGAATACGCCATCATAATATGCATAATATTCAATTCCTTTCAAATCTGGTGTTGACGTAAAATAGAGAAGAGTCCCCGAATATTCATTCTTTGAGTAACTTGCTAAATTAGAATCAAAATCAGCCATACCCGTTATGGAATCTCTCATTAATTCAAACCATCCGTGCAAGATTTCAAGAATTGGTGTATTACTAAATTCTAGGAATTGTATTCCAACCTGATTTCCATAATCAACATTTCCTGGTACGCCCCATTTTGTTCCACCGAGAGCATTAAACTCAATTCTGTTTAAAGTTCCACCTGGGGGGGTTACCCTCATACAAGAAGCAGCAAGAAGCTGTTTAATCTGGGTTGGAGAAGATATATCTTCATTTAAAACATATGCCGGCAATTGCGCTGGCAACCTTTCAAACCAAATAAAATGATATCCTGAAACATATGGATCAGCCCATCCAATATTTCCTCCAAACCTTCTTGTTGCAATATTTCCAAACACATTTGCATACGCATCAGACCTTGGCATTTTTAAATCCTCCGTTGAAACTATTTTTTCAATAAAAGTAGTTATTTTACATTTGTTCTAAGTATTTTTCGACTTTAGTCTTCTAATGGAACATTATCTATTTGACTATTTAAATCGTCTTCAGATTTAACTTTATCGGGTTCTTCTTCAATTGGTTCCCCATTTTCATCACTAGTATCGTTCATTTTTCTTTTAATGTCTTTTAAAAGTTCTGGAAACATATCAACTTTCTTTAAAATATCTGAAATCTTCATGTCATAACGATTTGGATCTTCTTCTTTTGAAGAATGTTCCTCTTCCACAGCTGATACATAATGAGGTGAAGGATCAAATTTCTTACCCGTATGAGCTGAATCCATTGGAAAAACAGATTCTGAAGAAGACTGAATTTTTCTTAAATATTTTTCTAATATGTTCATAGATTATACTTCCTGTCTTTTATATTTTGTTAGGAAATAAAAGCAAAAAAAAGAGGAGTCGATTTGACTCCTTCTTGTTTAGATTATTGTCAGTTTAACATATTGCTCCCCCACCAGCAATTGCGATCATTATACCAAAGCCAATGAGGACTATTTTTACAAATTTTTTAAATGTTTCCATGTTTAACTCCTTCTCAAATGAAGTCATAAACAATAGACCTTATAAAGGTCTTTAAATATACATCATAATATACATTTGTATCTATGTCGTTTCCATCAATAGAAAGTATATCTGTATCAATGGAAACTTTTGATAATCTTATTCTGCCAAATTCTTTAAAATATACAGAATAATATTCTCCATCTGGGATTAGATAAATCTCAATATCAATTCCTTTAATGATATTCTCTTTTATTTTTTCTAAACTCTTGAAAACATCTGTTTTAGATATGAAATTAATATTCAATATTTTTTTATAAACATTATCCATCGCTTCGTATTTATTTGAAACACCTTTTACAATAACTTCACCAGATTCATTCACCGCAATATATTTCTGTCTATCTGATGAAATTATCATTATTGTATAAATCTCTTTTAGCAAAAGAGGAATATACCTGTCTAGTATTTCAAACTTTTTCAAGGATAAGACACCATCATATTGCCTTGTGATGATGTCTACATCCTCTTTAATATTATTAACATTGAGGTATTCCGAAATCAAACTGTTTGTTGTTTCTCTCAACATTGTTGTGATTCTCGGATTTTCCTTCATCATTTGTCCAATTTGGATATTTCTTTTATCTTTATCTTCCTTATCTAATTTAGATACATCGAACCCTAAATTAGAAAGGATCGTGTGATGACAAGCTGCAATATCGTAACTATAAACATTCCTTAAAAAGAAATTACAGCTTTTGTTTATTAACATTTTTTAATACTTTGTAGTAAATATCAGGATTTGGTCTAAGACCTTTTGATGATGTGCGTCATACATTGACGACTCCCTTTTAAGAAGCCAATCAATCGCATCTAACCGATCAGATATTTGATCCTTTACCTTCAAAATCTGTGGATAATCTTGGAGGGCAATGTCTTCAATATTTACCGGTGAGGATATTCCTTCGAACAGCCTGTCCAAATCAGGTTTAACAACATCAATTGCTTCTATGTCTGTTCTTTTCTTCTTGACGCTTGAAAATGGAACAATGTAAACCTTGCTAGTTTTTACTTTGACATCATTTTCAAGAACATCTACTTCTCGTTCTATTTCAGTCATCCAAACCAATATGTTGTTAGATTTTCCAACATATTCTTTCAGAAAAACTGGTGGTGTCGCCCTGTCCTTCTCTGTCCAATCAATTAGTCCTGAAACATCATAGACTACTTTTAATTCCCCATTGTTGTAAAAGTAACAACTGATTGGTGGGAGATCCGGAAGACTCATACTCGTTGCATTTTTAATAATGTAGATATCCTTTTTGGATTTTGGTGATGTCGCTTTGAATAATAGCGTTTCTTCGGGATCTACATCATCACTCTTTGTTTGAATCAATTTTACATCACAAGTATTTAAATCTTCTCGGTACTTCTTTGCCCACACATTTAGAGTTACAAAACTTATTTTTTTCGGTTCCACCTTAACCTCCTTTGTTGTTTCTTCAACAACTTCCTCTTTAAAACTTTCTATTAACTCTGCAAGATTCTCCATTGTAAATTCTCCTTTTTCACTTTTAAATAAAAACAATGTGTTTCTTTTTTTCACAAATTAATATATATAGTAATTTAAAGAAATAAAAGGCCATCGAAACCTCCCTTTATTCCCTTCCAATTTATTGCGATTGCTTCAGATGTATGAATTGATTCTTCATGAACACTTTTTGCAATCCAATCAAAAATTCTAGGATCACTATTTAATCCTTTTGAAATGAATCTAATTGCATCTTCCACAAACATCGGATTCTCTGCTGCAATTCTTGCAACTTCCTGTTCATCTTTCCTTCTCAAAAGTGGATATGTTTCATTGACGACCGCTTTTTCAACAATGTCAATTATATCTTCTAGCCACAATATTTCTGGGAGAAGAACTTCTACCAAAACAGTTGCAAATGCTCTCTGTGCATGAGGAAATCCTTTCTTACCATTTAATTCCAAATGACTACACAAAGATGCCGAGCAAACACAATATGATTGATACGGAACAACAACTTTTTGATAAAAGTTAAATTTGTCTCCAATCAATCTTCCTTCAAATGTACATTTGTAAAATTGAGGGAATTCCAATTTAGAAATTGGTGCTTGTTTCAATATTGGATATTCAAAATCAAATCTAATAAAACTATTACTTGAATTTGTTTCAACTTCTATTCTAAATTCTCTCAAAATTTCATCAATAACATCATGATTTAATGGTGTGTCTAGATATTTTATTAAAGTTCTCAATAATTTTGACATTGAGATTCCTTTAATATCTGATGATAGATCAGTTGACATTGAAACATTCGCCAGTATGTGATTTACACTTCCATCTTTTCCTCTTAGTAGAAATTTTGTTTTAACGTTTTCAACTCCTACTTGATAAATTGGTAATTTAACTTCAGGAAGCATTGTGTGTTGAATATCTGGTAAAGTATCTATATTATCCATCATACCAGCCATCCGTGAGTATTTCTGCATTCTTTTTATCACCAAAAAGATTATTAAAAACTTTAGCAACTTCTTCCTTATGTTCTTTTATTGTCTTATTCTCATCACATGCATGAATATCTTTTCCAAAATATACATTATCATCGCCATATTGAGAATATGAATTATATCCTGAAAATTCTTTATGTTTTCTTTTCAGTTCATACAATAAATTACTTACTACATCCTTATCAAGAACATAGCCAGGAAGCAACTCTTTAATTTTCTTAATAAAATGTTCATTTTCGATTATTTCATTTTCATCAAATACTCTTCCAATTATACAAAAAGAAGTGCTCGAACTATTCGTCACATTAGAAACCCTTATCTTCATATTTTTCTCCTTTTAAATTGAGGGGGATTTACCCCCTCAGATTGTTAATCCTAAAACTTTTAAATAATTTTCTAACAATTTTACACTTTCTGGAACAGTATCCTCAACTGGTGAATCTTTAACAAATTCTGATCCAATTGCTTCTCTTATATATCTATTTTTTAAATCTATACAATCAGATTTTGTTGTTAATACTTCAGCTAAGTTCTCCATACCATCATGCCCAATAAAACACCCAGTTTCCATCTCTCCACATCTTTGTCCGCCATTATTTTTTCTACCTCCAGGTGGTTGCATTGTCTTTTTACTGTATGACCCAATTCCTCTTGCAGCTATTTTGTTTTCTGCAATATGAACCATACGGAAAAAGTACATACTCCCAACACCAATTTTATTAACTATATCAATATCTAAAATTGGTTCATGAACTTTATATTCAAGAGGTGTGTTTGTGTATTCACAAGCCTTTAAAACATTTTCATATGTTGTAGATTCAAATGGAGGTTGTATTATACTTAAATCATTAACGAATTCTTCATCTATTGAGATAGTTTCCAGATGTTTTCCAACTTGAGATAAATACCAATTATCTTTTGTTGAGTCAATTATTTTTATATACTCAAGAAAATACTTTTTAATTGACTTTTGGGATTTCCCCTTTTTAATTCTGTTCAATAATTCTTTCTTTAGATCTAGAACAGACATTCCAATGTGTAACTCAAATAATTGAGCAACATTCATTCTTGAAATTGTTCCTAATGGGTTTATAACAATATCTGCGTTTCTACCATCTTCAAGTCTTGGCATTTTTTCATGTGGTACTATTTTTGAAATAACTCCTTTGTTTCCATGTCGGTTTCCAATTTTATCACCAACTTCAATCTTTCTAGTATATATACCATGAATTGAAATAAATGTTCCCGAGATAACTTCATCTTTATATTTGAATTTTCCTCTTTGTGCAAACTTATCAAGACAATTATCTCTTATAAAAATACCTGCCTCTTCTTTTGGTAGAAACTTTCTGATTGTTTCCTGAATCTTTCGTTCTCTTTTGAGTTGATTTTCAAATTTCTCTTCCATCCAATCTTTAAATTGTGTTATCTCTTCATTATATCTATTCGGATAAACATCAACATTTGTAATTAGCACATCTCTTTTTGAAAGAATTGGTGTTCTGTCCTCAAAGATAACACAATAATTTAGTGGGTCATCTGGTATTTCTTTGACAATTGCATAAGGTTGCCCTTTCAATATCAATTCTCTTTTTCTTTTTCTGTAATATATTTCATCTTTCTTTGGTTCATCATTTTCAATGAAAAGATTTGGTGTTGGAAGTGGTTTGTATATTCCATTTTCTAAACTCAAAAGAATTTTATTTATTGGAAGAATAAAACTTAAATCAATATGGTGAACAGATGTTAAAATATCTTGTTTAACAAGTCTATCTGATACAACAATTGCGTCTTCATAATTGTACCCATAATACGGCATCACTGCTGTAAGAAGATTTTTTCCAATACAAATTCTTCCATTTTTAAGAAAACTGCTTTCAGCAACAATATCACCTTTTTTAACAACATCCCCTATTTCAACCATAACATTCATTACATTTATATTTTCTTCTGTTGTTTCATACGTTTCAACATTAAATACATCATATGTGTTATCATCATAAACAACTATTATAAACATTGGGTCAACATAAACAACTTTACCATCTTTTTTTGCTCTGTGTAAAAATGTTGTGTGATTAGTGTACAATCCTTCACACCCAGATTGAACTAGTGGTAGATCAGGGTCTGAAAGGCATATTGCTTGTCTCATTTGTGATGCAGCCATTTGAAGTCTTGTTGGGTCATCATGTTCAACCGATGGAACCATTGAAACTGCAACTGAAATAGGTGTTTTGTCTAAACGTTCATCAGTAAATCTTTTATTTTCATCCAATTTTTCGTTTGGTAAAATGTGTTGCAAAACACCACAATTTTCTCGATCAGAAGTATCAACAGGACAAATTCTTCCAAACATACTTGGATTTATGTCCCTTAAATAAACAGGAATATTTTCTTTAGAAAATCCTCCAGGCCCAACCAATGAACATCTTGTCAATCTAGATAATTGATTAATAGGATTTATTGAGAAATCATATTCAACAATATTTGAAATTGTACAGTCTGACAATATTGCTGAGGAATTAATATTAAATTTAACTTTCTTTGACCCATATGCAGTAATACATAAGTCAAATATAGCTTTGGCTACTCTTCCATAGATCATATATTCTATACATCTTAATCTTTTATTTTTAACATCTGTGTCATCAATTGACACATCAATTTGAATCATCTTCAGAATCTCAGAAAGAATATCATCGCTTTCGAAAAATTTTGCAGTTGGTTTATCAATTTTCAATGCAATATCAAGAGCATAAAGAACAACCTCACCTTTTTTCTGTGTGTCTGAAACATTGTAATAAAGACCTACTTCATTTTCCATTTCTTTTGCTGATAGTGTTGAATACATTTCATCAAAGAAAACAAAGTCCGCCATGAGTTTTTCATATTTACTTTTTGGTTCTTCAATGATATTGTTCTTAAAATTTAATGTATTGCATATATATTCATAACCATATTTTGCAAATAACAAAGCTGCAATTGGAACTTCAGCCCCTAGAAGAGAAAGACACATATAAGGTGCAGTTTTCTTTTCAACAATCATTAAAACTAAAACATTAGTTCTTATTTTGATGTTTTCTCCTCTAGTAACAATAGGAGTATCGAACAATTGAAACATTGGAACTTTTTTATTTCCTTTTATAACTATAAAATTATCATCAATAAGTTTTGGAATCATCATACTAAAATCAATTTCACTTTCACCTCTTTTCAGTTTAATAATTAAATTATTTTTCAATGTTCGATCTAGTTCATGCGAAAAAGAATCTTTTATCTCAAAGTCTGTAAGTTCAAAGCCAGCTTCCTCAGCTGGCTTCAAAATTTCCCTTACTGTTGGAAGAATTTCATCATATTCAGACTTTCTAATATTAAAAATATTATTTTCTTCATCAATCTTGAAGTTTGGATTAATTATATCTAATTGCATAAGACCTCCTAAATTTTTCTTCCTAACAGAATCGTATCCAAAATACCAGAATAAAATCCACTTTGTAGAACACCTCGTAAAATGTTCTTTTTTGGATTTGAAAAAGCTAATCCTAAGACCCAACTTTCTTTTTCTGGAACTGTAAGAACACTATATAACATTGGTTGAACTTTATCTCTATTTGAATATAATCTCCACTTTCTAGCACCATACCACATTAATTGGGCAACAATAACTTCAAAATGAACATGATGAACAAATCTTGATGATGCATAAACTTTGTAGAGATTATTTACTAAATCAACATGAGACATATTTTTATCACGGATGTGAAGAAGGGCGGATGCTGTCGATAGATCACCAATTATATCCATCTGTCTTAAGTTATGAACATCCGATTGATGTCCTTTTGCTTGGGCTACACCAGAAGTGTGGAAAGTTCTTAAAACTAGCTGTGTTCCAATTTCTCCTAAAGCTTGCGCTGCTAAAATTCCAACATATCTACTATTACAGACTCTCCACAAATCACCATAACATTTATTACAAATTTTTTCGCTCAAACAATAAATTGGTGATCTAACTTTTATATGTCTCCCAACAATATCTTTACACACTTCTTTTGTAATCATTTCTTCTTTTTCAGTATCAGGATTAAACCACCATCTTAACAATAATGTTTGAGCCTTTTTTAAATTCTCAACATAAACAGGTAGATATTCCTTACACCCACAATCATCAAGATCTGCATCTTTTTGTAAATTTGCACATGTAAAAATAAGTTTTCTTGAAAGATACCCTGATGCTCCTGTATTTATTGCAACATCCAATAATCCTTTTCTACATCCATATGCAGATAAGAAAAATTCTTCATGAGACAATCCTTCAATAAGACTACTTTTTATTGGTGTTGTTATAATTGCACCTTCAAAATTTGCAATATATCCTCTAGAAAGAATTATTTGTCTAGCCTGATCCCAGCTTCCTCTTGCACCAGAATCTATTAAGTATGAATATTTAAATTCTTTTCTCAAAATAGCTTCTGTCTCTTTACTAGAAATGGCATCAACTTGATCTTTCATTGTTTCTTTTGAATATATATTATCTCTTTCTTTTCTAACTTCTGATGATATAATATTTTCTAATGAAAGAGAACAACCAAAAATTGTTGAATATTTAAATCCTTCATCTTTTATTGAATCTAAAACTTTGATGGTTACAGTTTTATCAAATTTTTCTGTTACATCATTAAGAATTTCTAATAACTCATTTTTTCTAATGACCATATTTACTAGAGGATATTCCTGAGGTAAACAATCATTGAATATTTTCATTCCTCTCGTTACTTCAACCCCTTTACACATAACTTTGATGTTTAAGTCTGGGATCATTTCATTTGTAAGAAAATAAATACCCAAAATAATATCTTGACTAGGAATTTGTGTTAATGTTCGGTTTGTTGCATTAAATAAATTTACAGAGGGTAAAAATTTCTCATGAACCTCTTTTTGAGATTCTTTTGATAGTGGTAGATAAACTGCCATCTGATCTCCATCAAAATCAGCATTAAATCCAAAACATGATAGTGGATGTATTTTTATTGTATTTCCTAGTCCAACTTTAATTTTAAATCCCATTAAACTCAATCTGTGCAATGAAGGTTGTCTGTTTAATAAACATGTCTCATCCTCAACAATTTCTTCACAGAGTGGTAACAATGAAGGATCTGACATTTCAGAACACTGATCCACATATTCAATTGCATTATTCATAAATTTGAATCGTTCATGTTCAATTAATTTTTTTGCAATTTGAAGTTTAAATAACTCCAAAACCATTGGGTATGGTAAGCAACATTCATCAAAATTCAATAATGGATCCGGTGTTATTACAGCTCTTCCAGAAAAATCAATTCTTTTTCCAAGTATGTGTTTTCTTATCAATCCTTCCTTTTTTGAAATTTTTGATAAAATATATTCATATATTGAAAAAATTTCTCTCTGAACTAATTTAAAATAAAAATAAAATAATCTTTTATCCCTTTGAATATCAAATAATGTACTTCTCATTTCTTCTGTTTTTGTCAAAATTGTTACATATGAACGATTAAACGGATCTGTAATTGATGGTTGATCTGATTTTGTTGATTTTGATGTAGGTCTAAGATCGGGAGGAAGTACAATTACATCTTGTATCAAAAGTTTATCAATATTGTCTTTTACAAATTTCCACGATGGGGCATCTTGGAGGTCTTCAGCCATTTGTGTGACGATTTTAAGAATTGCTTCATCTTTTTCGTATTTCTTAAAAATTGATGAAGAATATTTTTCACTATGGTCGTCACTTACATAATAGGCGTTTGTTTGTGTATTTACATATAATGCAGATTTATCGCTTTTCAATAATGTATCAATATGTCTTTTTAATTCTTTTCCCCCCAACCAGACAATCAAATCATAAAAAATTGGATTTATAACTTTAAAAGGAAGATGAATTCTTGCAAATCTTCTTCTTCTTTCAATACTTTTTGCTACATCCACACCACACAATTTACATTTATCAACACCAGATGATGATCCATAATACGTTCCGCATTGACAAGTATAGTTTTTTACAGGCCCAAAAATTTGTTCAGAAAGAATTCCTTCTGAATGGAACTTTCTACGAGTTATTACATTTTTTGATTTAACTTCAGGTAAATCTTTGCAAAATTCAGTGATGTCTAATAATACTGGCATCTGTGCCCTCCTTTTTTAAAGCTGGTTTTTGATTTTCACTAGGGCTGACATAAGTTCTTCTTGAATTATTCTTCTCATTTCTTCCCTTAAAGCATCAACAATTGATTTAACATCTTTTTTAGAAATTTCACCAAACTCATTCAGAATTTTTGTTTTTTGTTTGGTCAAAATTTCTAAAAGTAATCCTTCAACTGATGTTTTTTTTGTCGCTTCTTCATTTTCTAGTGACATAACTATTCTCCTTCTTTTGTTTCATTTTCGATAGATGCTTCTTTATCATATTCATCAATAATGTCAAGAACTTTTTCTTTAGATTCATTAAAAAATTCTTCAATTCTTGTTAACCCTAGCTTAGATAATTTATCAACAACAGTTGTTGATATTGTTGACACACCATCAATTGTTACTTCAGTTATTTCTTTTGCAACTTGTCTTGTGTCATCTCTCATATCCCCACCTCGCGTCTTTATCGAATTCTTTTTTGTCTAACATAACTTCATACTTAACATTTTTTGAGATTATAAATTGTGTATTCTCTACAGGTATACTTCTCCATCCAGCTTTTTCAACATCATATACTCTAAGAATATTTTTCTTTATCATACTAAGAATATTTTCTAATTTAACATCCTTAGGTCGATGTTCTGCTGGTATTCTTGAAAAATTCAGTGTACATTTCATGAATCTTTCAGTTCCATCTTTTTTAATAAAATAAATAGAAACAACGTCTCCTTCCTTTATTTTTTTCAAAAGATCAATTGCACTTGTTATTCTTTGCATTTTTTTTATCTCCATTATTGTAGTATAGTGGTCTGCCTTTTTCGTCTTCTTCTATATGGGCTCCCTTCAGAAAAGCAATCACTAATATAAAGAGAAATGCCCACAGACCTCCAAAAAGTAATAAATATTTCATACACCTCTCCTCATAAAATTAAAGATGAATTAACAATTTTAATAGATCCTGTCACGGTTGAAAAGAACTGCTCCAATTCTGGAGATGGATCAAAAGGGTCAACCATTATTTTACTTTTATTAATATGATATGCAATATTTTGTTTATTCAAAACTGCTGGAATTGGTGTATATGTTAATTTATTATTTTCATTCATAGTCATATTCAAAATGAATGGATTTTCAACAGCATAAAATGAATCCTCAATCCCAGTCTCATTTTGAAAGTTTTTGATATCACCAATTATTGTAGTAAACCCATCAACAATAAATACTTTTACCATGTTTTTCTCCTTTTTATTTTTATAACTTATAAATTTCATCAGCTTCAATTTGATCGATATGTCTATGTGAAATTATATTGATGCTTTGATTTCCAACCATTTTTCTCAACATATCACTAACATAACTAATGTTACGCTCATCAAGAGTATCAAAAATTTCATCCAATAAAATAATATTCATAGACATATTTTGTATATAACTTTGTAAATCTCTTAATGTGAAAATTGTAGCTATATCAACTACCCTTGTTTGCCCACCAGATAATTGTTTTCTCATATTTGCTTTTGTAACTGTATCTAAAACGTTAACTGATATCTTATCTCTTATATTTCCTCCTTTTGTTTGAGATAACGTATCAAATGAAACTTGATATCTTTCACCGATTTGTTTCAAATAATATGAAATTCTTTGATTCATAAATGGAATTGCTTCATCAATTAACATTGACGGAATTCCCGACATTGAAAATCCTATTTTCCAAAATTCATAAACTGTAGTTGACTCTTTTAGTCCATTCTTTTCTTCTTCTAAAACAGAAAATTTTCCATTCAACTTTTCCAGTTTATCAATCATGTCGCTAACTAAAGTATCGTCAAATTCTCTTGTCATTGTTTCTTCAAGTTTTCCAGCTAATAAAGAAATTTGAGAAATAAAATTATTCAAATCTTTTTCTTTTTCTTCTTTTTCTTCTTTCTTTGTTTCTACTTCTTCTATGTCTACCTGCAGTTTCTCTATCTTTAATTTATATATATCCTCATCAGCCGAATACCTGGAAATTATTTCTTTTGTTTTGGCTTCAAGAATTGAATCAACTTTATCCAATGCATTTTCAATCTTCAAATCAATTGATTCAATCTCAGCATCTTTTTCTTCTGTTATCAACTTTTTCTTTTTTAAATAATTTTCTTCTTTTTCAATTTGTTTCTTTTGTGCTTTTTTATACAATATATTATTATCTGTATGACTATCATTTAGCGCCAATAATTCCTCATTTTTAGAAGAAAGTTTTTCAAGTGTTTCTTCAAGAATTTTTTCAATATTCTTTCGATGCTCTTCACCAACAACTTGTTTACAAGCAAAACATATTACAACTTCTTTTGATAAATCTTCTTTTAGAGATTCTGATGAATGAATTAAGTTCAAAATATCAGTGCTAATAGCTGTAGTTTTATTATTGAGGTCAGTTAAAATAGCTTCGTATTTTGAACATTCCGAAGAAAGTAATTCAACATTTTTAACTCTTTCTTGCAAAAGATTATTTAAAAGATTCATTTTTTCAGACACTATAGATGTTTTTTTGTCTCCTAAAGTTTTTTCAATTTCACTTTTCTTTAATAGGCATCTATTTGTAAATTCTGTAATTTCTGTGTTTTTATCTTTTACAATTTGATTTTTCTTCGATGTTACAGCATTCTTCTCTTTTTCTAACTCAACAATATCTTTATCAATTGTTGATGAATATTTTTTTAACTCCTTCTCTAGTTCAGCTTTTTTAATCTTTAAATCTGAAATAGCTACATTGATTGCTTCAGCATCTTCTTTTTTCTTCTTGTTAAATATTCTTTTCTTTAATTCTAAATCTTCAAGTTTTTCTGTGTATTCAGAAATAATTTCTGTTTTTGCTGAAATTTCATTCTCAATACTAGTTAGTCTTGATTGTATATTTTTTAATGTTTCACTAGTAAATGAATAATAATCATCATATTTATCAAGTTGTAATACTTTTCTAAAGATATCTTTTTGTTCAGAATCAGTTAGATCGGTAAAGAATGTTGTAACTTTTTGACCATACAACAAAAGGTTTCCAAATAGTTTTTGAGGAATAAAAATGGTTTCAATTTCAGGAACAACTTCTCGATGTCCTTTTTTGATGAGTTCATCGTCTTTATATAAATAGACATTGTTTCCATGTTTTGTATGATTAGTGTATCTATCAACCCTATACTTTGATCCATTTGTTTCAAATTCAACATAAGTATGACAATTTTTTCCGACTTTATTATTTACAACATCTTCACCTTTTAATCCTTCAGGAGTTGTGCCATAAAAAGTATATGGAATACATCCAAAAATTGTTGATTTTCCTTTTCCATTTTCCCCTGTTACTAATGAAATTTTTCCATTTTCAAATTGATATGACATTTCATCAAAATAACATTTGTAGTTTTCCATTCCAACTTTTATAAAGTTAATATCGAGTTTGGATGTATATGTTTTTGTGACATGTGTTCCAACTGCATTATTTAAAATCCACAAACCTACTCTTAAATATTCGTCTAAAGATGATTCCTGGATTTCAGAGATCTCGAGATATTTTTTTAATTTTTCCTCTTCAGACATTGATGAATCTATACCTCTATTGGTAATATCTTTTTCTGTTTTATCAATTATGATAAAACTTTCATTAATGTCTGAAACAATAACATTATCTTGTTTGCATAACTTAATTTCATTTCCTTCTTTTTTAAGCTTTTCAGCAAGTTTCAAAACTTCTTTTTTATTTTCTTTTGTTAAATCAAACTGATAAAACTTTTTATACCCTGTTGTAGGAATACTTTCAACATTATCTGTTTCTGTATCAAGAATTATAAATCTTTTTTCATCTTCTCTTTCGCCCCAATCTTCTTGAATTGGTGACCCAACATAAGTTACATTTCCAACTGTTTGAGGTTTGTGGTAATGTGATAAGAAACAATGTTTATATTTAGAAACATCTTTAAGACCAATGTCTGAAACAATTGAAATCCCACTATTTAATGCCCCTTCATTTAGTCCTAGATGCCCAATAAGAAAGTCTGCTCCTTTTGGGGGATTCTTAATTTCTTCATTCATCTTTTCTGGATGCCAGGGAACAAAATAAAGATTGTTAACTAATGTTGCTTCATGAAACATTTTAACATTTGGTTCATTATCTAAACATTTCAATGCAGTAACACCATTTCCAGACCTGCTAGACATATCATGATTACCAGAAATAATATAGAAAGTTATATTTGTGTTGTTTCGAATGAAATCAAGGAAAAAACTTTGTGCTAGTACATGAAGTATTGACTTATTGTGAAAAACATCACCCCCTATGATAATATTAGGGATATTGTTTTTTGATGCAAATTCAACCATATTTTTAAGAGCATTTCCAGTATAAAATAATTTTTCTGGTAATCCTTCTATCATATTTTCTGAATTTGTGGCAGAAAGATGTAGATCACCAGTGATTATATATTTCATCTTATTCTCCTTTCAAAATTTTTTTCGCTTGTTCCACAGAAATAATTTCTAGTTTCATATCATCTGTAAATCTTAAAAATTGAACATTCCATCCTTTTGATTCGTAGAATTTGATTCTATTTTTTGCTGAAAATCTTACTTGTTGTTCATCAATATCTACAATATCAATGATTATAGGTATCTTTTTTCCTTCATCAGTTCTCACAATTCTACCGGACAATTGTTCAATATTTCTAACTGGTGATCCTAAAATAAGACAATCCTGAGATTTGCAATCAACACCATCTCTAACTTTTTGTGTTGTTGCAAAAATCAATTTTGATTTTAATTTATCATTCTTTGCTGATTCTATGAATAAAGATTTATCCTCAGTTTTTGACTGATTGTGTAATAACTCAAGAACATTTTTTCTATCAGAAACATAAATAATATTTCTGTCTTCTCTTACAAATTTTTCAATAAGAGAATGACTAAGTCTCATAAATCTTTCAGATTTTCTTAACATATTTAAATATCTTGCTTTGTTTAGTTGACCATTCCAATAAACATATTTTCTTGTTTTTGATGTAACAATTCCATACCTTGTTAATATAATTGTTACTCTTGCATCCATTACTGTTGCGTCACCTTTAGCGATATAAACTTCACCGAGATGATGCCTTATTATATCTGTGTTTCCATCAAATCTGTATGGTGTTGCACTAAACCCAAAAACTCTTTTGGAAGGCATCCAAATTGAACATTCAGCAAAAGTTGGTGCCCCAACACTTGTATGAACTTCGTCAGCTATAAATATACCAATATTAGCTTTATATAATTCAGTTAAAAATTCTTTTTTATTTCTTCTTAACAATGATGTGAATGTTTGGTCTGTTGTAACAATAACTGACTTTGTTAAATCATCTTTAAATGTTTTAGATGTTAATCTTGCAATGTCATCTTTTTCAAGATTCGTAAATGCAAGAAATCCTTGAGGTTTATTTGGTTCACCTGGACCTATCCATTGATCGACAAGATTATCCCGGTGAACCAAAATTAGTGTTTTTTTCTTTAAAATAGAAGTTACATGAACACCGACAACGGTTTTACCACTACCAGGTTGAGCTTGAATTATTCCTTTATTATTTGATAACATGAATTTTACTGCATCAATTTGAAGAGTATCTCTAAGAATTATATTTGATTCAATTTTTATATCTTCACCATCAGATATATCATCAACAACCGTTGCCCCAATTTTTTCAACTGGATAAAATCTAGGAACTATCAATTCATTATCTGTTTCAACAAAAAACTTCAAAGTTATTAAATTCACACCTGTATAATCTTTTGATATACGAGTTAAATCTCGTTTCATATCAATATAAAAATTTTCATTAGAATATGTTTTTGGGATAATGATTCCAGATTTTCTTGAAAACTTCAAGGAATCCTCCTAATAAACTATTTTTGGATTATAACATTTTTCAAATGCTTTTTTAGTTTGTTTAATTTTTTCTAAAAGACTTCTTTGATCATTTTTATCTTCCATACAAACTATATGTTTTGCAACATCTTTTAAAGATTTTCTCAATTCTACTTTTTTCTCATATTGTGCTCTAAATTCGCTCATGACTTTCCCCTCTTCTTTATTTTATTTTTAATAAAATCGATGATATCTTCCCAAATTAACATCAGTCTGATCTCATTCATTAAAATTTCTCCTTCCTCCTCTTATGATATAACCAATAATGAAACCTATCATAAACATAGAAATTGGTTGGCTTGTTCGTATAAATAACATAGCTATTAGAAAAATACAAATACAAATTGCTAATTCAATGAATTCTTTTTTCATAATTAATCACCTCGAGTGTGAATAGTATGCTCCTGATGTTTCCCAAAGTTTTATTTCGTCTAAAATACTTCCTTCGCCATGACAAACACGAATTTCGTAATCTAATTTATCCCAAATCCATTTACCCATTACTTCAGCGGTAGGATTTGTAAATATTAAATTTAAATCTATATGATCTAATACATCAATTATATGTTCATTTACAATTTCTTTTAGTTCTGAAAAATCCATAATCATTCCTGTCTCCTCATCAACTTCACCAGATACAATTACTTCAAGTTTGTAGCTATGCCCATGAGGACTTCTACATTTTCCGTTATGATTTGGTAGATGATGCCCTGCTTCAAATTCAAACATTCTGCTTATTTTTCTTTTCATCTACATCTCCTTTATAATGTTTATTATGTTTCAAAAATAAAAAATCCCGATTTTTACATCGGGATTTCAATTTAATTTTTAGAATCTGTATCCAATAAATGTTTTAACCATCCCACCACTTGAATTGAATGTTGTGTCATTTTCTTTTATCCAATATCCTTCTGATGTAGGATCTGAAAAATTAACAAGACACACAGAACCAGTATATCCGACTTCAATACCAAATTCTATTTTTCTAAACAGAAAAATATTTCTTGCTCCTATTTCATACATGGCAGAGTAACCACTTGTTCCATCATATTTTCCAATATAAGGGAAGTCAAAAGAGGCCGAAGCAATACCAACACCACCTCTTCCTCCTAACTCCAAGGTATACCAAGGAGTAAATTGGAAAGAATACCCAGCACCAAATATAAAATTGAATGCAGAAACACTAACATCTGTGTCTGAAGTTGAAAATCCTTCATCCTCAAAAGTTATATCATCAAATTTATATGTAAAGACCCCAAATCCCATATCCCAGTATAACCCATTTTGTTCCTTAGACTCTTTGAAGGTAAAAAGCAAATCATAATTTCTACCTTCAGAATTATCTACTGTGTATTTTTCATCCCCTCCTCCTGTATAATCTACTTTGAATTTATTTATGTTTCCGTAGACAGGAGCATAACCAAATCTTACTGCTCCATAACTATAATTTGTTTGTGGATAGGTAACAGCCAGTGGTTGAACTGGTGTTTGTGCCGCAGGTGGTAGGGGTTGATCTGGAATCTGAGGCGAATCAATCGTTGTTGATGTTCCATTTTCTTCTGCAAAAGCAACCTGTGAAAAACAAAACAATAAAACTGACAAAACCAATAGTGTAACTTTCCTCATAAACATCTCCTCTTTGATTTTTTATTTTTTTGTTACAATTAAAAAAAATTTTGTCTAAAACATTAATGAAAGAGGGCATACTTCAAAAATATTCATATTGAACATATGCCCAAATATCACCTTTCATTAATTTATATATATAACTAATATTAATATTGTTTTAATACAAAATCATGAAGATTGTTAAGACACTTTTTAAGTTGATCTACTTTCTTTTGGAGATTACTTGTGTCTGTGCTTGATGAAAGAAGTCTTGTTATTGTGTATTTTCCAAACAAATCTTTGACTATCTTTTCATCAATTTTGCTTTCAGATGAAATATTTTTTATTATCTCATCGACTTCAAGCTCTGACTTGATGTACTTTTGAATAAATGGTTTTAATTTAAACAAGGTGTTCATCTCATCAATTTTTTCATTCGTCTTGGCAATTTCAGATTGAAGCATAATTTTGTTTACTTCTTTATACATATTGAATGTGTTTAATAACATTTCATCAACAGAAGCAGTTCTAACTTTTCTATTTAAGTCAACCACAGTTATTTCAAAACTTATATTTCCAGTTAAAACTGTATCTATCTTTTCAACCATTTTTTTAAAAATTTCTTCTTTTCCTCTTTGTCTTGCAACCTCAAAAACAATATCAGTTTCAGTTTTTGCCGATAGATCGACCCACCCTATTTCACCAGATGATAATTCTTTTTCAAAAAGTGATAATATTGTTTCAAACTTTTTTCCCGGAGGCCAAGATTTTATATGAATTTTGAATTTTAATGGATCAATTTTATATTTTCCTTTTACTCGTAATGTTGCTTTTCCAGTAGTAAGAAGATTTTCAAGGTCTTCTTTACTAGACAAAATTTCACAATTAGTTATTGGTTTAATAGTTGATGGTTTTTCTTTGTTAATCAATGCAAGCATTCTTTTTTTCAAATCTTCAAGTTCATAACAAGGAATGAATGTTCTAAACCCAAAACCAATTCCCATTGTAAATTCTTGTCCTAGAAGACAAAGAGGAAATTTTGTTGGTAGGAATGGAGGTTCAGGATCTAATTCTGATTCGACTCTTTCAACATAATCAATCAGTGAAAAAGTAATTTTTAATGTTTCTTTATTCAGTTTAACCTCAGTGTATCTTGAGCTTGCGGCATCACAAGGTTCAGAACCAATGCTGCTTCCAAAATTTCCTTGACCATCAATAAATCCTTGATGAACTAATTGAACAATAGTTGAATATGATGAAGCGTGAGGTGAATAACATGCCATTGTGGTTCCTTCAAGTTTTGCAGATTTTACAAAATGATCTCTACATATTTCATATGCTGTTAATAATACTCTACGCTCGATGGGTTTAGCACCATCAATGTCAAGAGGAAATGCTCTAGAATGATTACTGTATTCACCATAATCTTTGTAGAATTTTGGAATTAAATTATCCATTATATCCACACTCCTTCTAATAATTTTCTTTTTTCATTTGAATCGCTGAATAATTTTGACATTTTTGTTAAATCTTTACAAAATTCAATTTTTATTAGTTTTCTAGTTTTGTCATCAGTAAGAAAAACTTTAAGTTGTTGGGGGTTAAGCTGCCCAAGCCCTTTGGCTCTTAATAAATGTACATTTTCTTTTTTAGCAGTTTCAACTTCTTCAGCAGTCCATAATGGATATAATTCATCTTTTTTAATAATACTATATAAAGGAATTGCTGACATATATAAAAATCCTTTTTTGACGACTTCTGGCACCAATACTGATAACATCATCATCAACAAACAAGCTATATGCTTTCCATCCTCATCAGGGTCTACAGCTATTATAATTTTGCTATATCTCATTTTTGAAATATCAAAATGTGCTCCAGCAACACCAGTTCCTAAAGATTGAATAATTTCATTAACTTCTACATTCTTAAAAATATCTTTCTTACTAACAACATTTAAAACTTTTCCCTTCAAAGGAAGCACCGCATGTTTTTTTGGGTCTCTACATTGAATAAGACTTCCAGCTGCTGAATCACCTTCAACTATGAATAATTCCCCATTTCTATCTTGACAGTCGCGAAGTTTTGTAAATTTGGTTGATAATCTTTTTGTTTCATTTTTACTTTTCAAATTTTTTGATTCTTGTTTTAGTCGATAATCATTAAAGAATGTTAATATTTGTGTTAATTCTTCAGAATTTGCTTTGAAGTGCGCATCTAATGAGATACGCAATTTGGGCAAAAACTTTTCAATCATATCTTTCTTAACAGAAAGTTTCTCTTTTGATTGACTAGCAAATTCTGGGTCAATAATATCCAAAGTTACATATGCTCTCAATCCACACAAAACATCACTTGGTTGAAATTTAACATTGTTTCTTTTTTGAAGAGATCCAAAATATTCCTTCAAAAAATCATTCATTACAGAAATATGTGTTCCTCCTTCATAAACAGGCAAAAGATTAACAGCAGAAAATATTCTTGCTGTGGTTGCCCCCGTATATGAATATGCAAACATAATATCAAATTCTTCAATTTTATCTTTTGATTTTATCTCAATAATTTTTGAAGTTTCTGTGTCTGCAGATGTCAATACTTCTTTTCTAAAGAATTCTTCCTTTTTTAATTTAATAACTTCTTTTTTCTTATCAATAATCAGAACAAGATGAACATCTGGTAATTCCACTGATGCTGCTAGTAATCTTCTTCTAATTCTTTCAATATCAATATCAAGAGATTCAAAATATTTCTTATCTGGGGTAAAACAAATTTTTGTTGAGAATGGTTTTTCCCCTTCGAAATCTTCAATTTTTTTAGATTTTAATTCACCATTTTCAAAGTCAAAGATTGCATGTTTGTCGCGATAAATTTCAATTGAATATTTTTTACTTAATGCATTCGCAATTACAATTCCTACACCATGTTTACCTGTGCATATTTTGTATGCCTTTTTATCGCCTTTAAATTTTGACCCAGAAAATAGTTTAGTTGATATTATGACGGGGGTATCTTTTTCATAGGGAATTCCCCTCCCGCTATCTAGAACACAATATGTTTTACTTATAGTGTTAATGTTAATAGCAACAATTTTTGCATATCCATCAAAACATTCATCTAAAGCATTATCAAGACATTCTTCAAGAAGATGTGTTGGGGTCTCTGTAGACCCCATGTACATTGAACTATTTTTTCGAATGTGTGTCAGCTCATCTAAAACCTTAATATCATCTGCTGTATAATTTTCACTCATTGTTATCTCTCCACTCTAACAGTATAACCACTTCTATTGATTTTATCATCTATACCTCCCTTATCCAGAATCCAAATTATTTTTCGTGGTAGTAATCGTCTATCAATATTGTTAATGTTGTCACAAAATCCATCTGTAAAAACTATAGTTGCATCAGTTTTTAATTCTTTGCATCTTTGCAATCCTGGAAATAAGATGGTTCCGCCTCTTCCTTTAAAACTATTCTTATGTTTAATATCAGATATTTTCTTTATTTTATATTCATCTTGAACTTTTGTATCTACTTCAATAACTGTAATTTTAACATCTTTATCTTTTTCAAGAATTTCTGAACATGCTGATAAAGCTTCCATCATATCCTCTTTTGATCTACTGGCGGATGTATCATCAATAATTGAAATGTTAAAAGTTGCATCTTTTGTTTTTCCTGGAAAAGGTAGAATTGGAAATTCATCGTTATAAAAAAGCATCGTTCTTTTTTTGTTTGGTCTTGAATATGCTCTTTTTACTTTTTCGACTCTGCATTCTTTCACATATTTTTTAATCAAATAATAATATGGAACTTTTGGTAATTGCAATGCAGATTCAATTAAATCTTTAATATGACCAGGAAGATTTCCTTTGTCTCTTACAGATTTAAATGAATTAAATACTAGATCCTGAATTTCTTTTTCCGCTTTTTTCATAATAAATGACGCATCATCATTTTCAGGAATCCAATTGCTATGGTCACCTACTAATCCATTATTTTGAGGGGATCCTCCACTCTGTTGATTTTTCTGCTGTTCATCTTTCATGTCATAGAATTTAAGAAAATACCATTCAGATGATTGTCCTAAAGGAAGATTATATTTTTCAGCAGAAACTACTTCAAAATCATCACCTTTTATTTTTATTGTTTTTGGCATTTTACATAATTGATTTACAGCAGTGTCCGATCCGTAATTCCAAGCTTTAATAACATTATCTCTGCTTTCCTCTGGAAATTCATCAATAAGTTTAAAAAGTCTTATTAAATCTTTTTTCAATAAATGTGTTCCTTCATGTTCAAGAATCTTCTCTAGATCAGAATCATTGATTGTATCTAGAAGAATTGGATTATACAAAAGATTAATATGGGAGTCATCATCATACATGACCCCCATTGGATAAGTTATTGTTTGTGATTCTTTTTTTATTACATTGGAAAACATGTATCCCCAAAGAGAGTCTTTGAGAACCATTTTTGTTATAAATTCGCCCATCCTCTCTTCGCAATTCATATTACCTCCCTTTGGTTTTTTCTTTTTGTGCCCTTTCTGAAATTTCCTTCATAACTTGATAAAATCTTTCTTTAAATTCTGGATTTGACATTAGAGAGGTTTGAATATTTGCAAGGTGCATGTAACCATCAAAATCTTCATTCTTTATTTCGTATTGTGTTGTAATGTACATTACACCAATATCTAATGGAAGTGAAAGAATGAAATCTTTAAGATTTGTAATCTCACCATTTGTTACTTTAGGTTTTTCTGATGATAAATATCTAAGAAGAGATGTCATCAATTGTCCTAACTTAATATTGTTTGCCTCATCAATAAATTTTTTAATTTTTGGTTTGACTAATTGATAGTTCTTAAATATTTCTTCAGGTTTAACTTCGCATTCATGATTCTTTACAAAATCTATAAAAACTCTGGATATAGAAGTATTTATCAGTCCTGATATAGTTTCTTCAATTAGTGTTAAACATTTTTCGATATTATCTCCAAACTCATACCCCCATAATATATCAGAAACTCTTTCCCACGAAGCAGGATTTGCGTAAACTCTTCCTAGCTTTTGTGCTTCAAAATCATATAACATTCCTGGATTTGTTTCAACAAATGAAACAACCAATGAATGAAAGCCATGATCTTTTGCATAATTCAAAAATGCTTTTGTGCTAAGTTCACAATAAAGTTTACAGCTTCTTCTCATTCCCGCCGCGTCTTCAACATAATTCATTGAGTATTGTTCATCGTCTGGATTATCTAAACATATTACAAACCATCCTTTTGGAAATTTATATGTATGAATTTTATTTTCATCCATAGCATCCCAAAGTAATTGTTGTAGGTTGTAATCACCGCGAGAGAATTCATCAATTACGAAAATTCCATATTCTTGATTTTGTTTTGGTACAAAGTCTGAGTAAAGCATTTTAAACGTTGCTTCTTGCGGTACTGGATAAGGACAAAGAATATCGTCCCTTGATTTTGTTGGTGATTTTATCATAGATAAATTAAAATTTTTTCCTGTCTCTTCAGTTATTTCATTACATATTTGACTGCATATTCTTGTTTTTCCAAGACCTGCGGGGCCAATTAAATGAAATGTTTGAGGTTTAACTTCTTTTCCTTTTTCCCAACATACTAAAACATTTTTTATTGATTTTTTAATTACTTCTTTTGCTCTATCAATTGAAACTGTTGATATAGCTAATCTGTCGCCATGAGATATTCTCGTTGGCATTGAACTGTTTCGATTAACATTACTCATTTAATCCTCCTCACTATTCGCTTTATATTGGGAGGGATATAAATATCCCTCCCTTTAACTTTCACTAAAATGCTATATCGTTTAGATTAAATGCATCATCAAATGATTCATCTTTTGGTGATGTTTTTGTTTCTGATTTCTGTTCTGTTGCTGGGGGAATTTCCCCGAATGATTCAGCTTTAGACTGTCTCTGTTCAGATTTACCTTCATCATTATCAAAATAATCAGCTTCTGGCTGATCTTTATATCCGATAATTCTATCAAGTTTTTCAGCAACACCAGCTTTAATACTTTTTGCAATTTCAGCAAGTTTAATTAACTGGGTCTTTGGAATTGCAGAACCTTTTTCAAAAGAAAAAACTGTATGCATATTAAACTGTGATTTCTTCTTTGCTGTCTTTATTATTGTAACAATTCTTTTTGTATTATCAAAATTCTCCTTTTCCCACTTTTCTGATTCTGGTGTAACTGGTTCAAAAACTGGATCAATTTCTTCTGAAGCAACTTCAACTAGATATGTGTTTGTTGGGTCCCAAGACATTCCTTTTGTTACAACAAAAGCATATTCAGGTTTTCCATCAGGACCTACCCAAATCTTTCCGTTTCTGTTTTCACAAAGAATCCCAAATAAAATAATCCATTGTCTACACTCTGCACAAAAATGCCCAGGTACTTTTTCTTTTGATGTTACACATTTTCTTCCAGAAGATCCCATCCAAGGATTTGTGTCTTTTCTTGATGAGCACAAAATATCCCATGATCTTTTTGCTTTATCAAAGACACGATTAACATTTGGTTTAATCACATGTGTTATAATAAGAAAAACTTCGTTCTTATTATAATCAACCCCTCTAATTTGCAGCTTGTCAACCAGTTCAGTTATATCTTTGTGGTTTTGTCTTTCTTCACCACAAATATATATACTGTGAAATGGTTCTTCCTCTGGTGCCAACTGTTTTTTGATTCCAACACCAGTCCCAGTTAATTCCAAAAACTCTTCGTAGCTTCTACCTTTTGCCATAAATTACTCCTTATTTATTTTTTAAAATAAAAAATATTGGTGTTTATAAACGCAACATCTCTCTTTATCACAAATTAATATATATAACTTAATCGATTTTTGCTGAGACAGGAACTTTTGGATTACCAACATCAACAACAAGATTTGCTGTTGGAAATGCAGACAGTGTTGTAGTTATTATCTCTTTTGTTACTGTCTGTAGATATGGATCTGTGTATGAAAGAAAAAACCCTTGAATAAAATTGAAAACTAACCCATCATAAGTTGACTTGCATTCTACCAAATTGTTTCTTTCGGTTGTCATTAGTACAAAATTCCCTTTTTTGATTGTTAATGTTTGACCCATGATATTCTCCTTTACTTTGTGAGGAAGCGTACCGCTAACTCAGTTTTTGATTTTTCAATTTCTTTAAGTAAAAAACTAATTACATTATCTTTTGTATTTGTTCTAAGGAATGCAGAAATAAACCCAATCGTTGGTAATGAGTAAATTCTCTTTTCAAGATCTTTCCAATTATCATTTAAAAAATTTGGAATATCGAGTTTCATAATATCTATAACAAATCCATCAAGCAACTTCTCTAAAAAATCAATATTATTGAATTCAATAAAAGAGACCAACGAATAAATGTCTTCAACTTGACTTTCATTTTTAATATCTACTTCTCTATAGAATTCAAAATTATAAACTTCATTTATTTTATCAATAATTCTATAACATAATTCTATTTGTTTTTTTATTGGTGCTTTTCTTATATCTGAAATTACATTTGTAAATACATGTTTGAAGTCTTCTTCTCCTATTGCTTCAATCACATCAATAAAAATTGCTTCAGTCTGAGCATTTTCAAATGATCTATCGGTATCATCTTCATCTGTTTCAACTTCATTTAATGGATTTGAATACAGAAGTAATGTTTTAATTGCTAGATTTTCTTTCATTTGTTATCTCCTTTTTTATAATCATCTATCAATTCATATAGTTCATTAAGAGTTATATCAGATTTAGATTTTTTATCATCATTATATTCCCATGTAGTTAATTGAAGATTAGCTGGGTGCCCGATTATTTCTGGAGAAATATTATTAATAAATCCTTCAAAAATACTATAGATGTGATCAATTTGAAGTGCCCCATCCATTCCAGATTTTCCACGTTTTGATAATTCCTCTTTTTTAAATTTAATTTTTTTAGCTTTATGTGTAAAATGAAAGACTTTTCTTTTATAAATACTATATAAAGATAGTAACTCATCAGGAACTTGTGCTCCATTTTTGATTCTTGTTTGTTTTGCTTTTTCTAATAATTCTTTTGATAAAGCAGAATACTCAGCACCATATCTTTCTAACATTGTTTTTTTGCATTTTTCTCTAACTTCTAAGAGATGCATATTGCTTTCAACACCATATCTTTCAAGTATAGTATTCTTATACTTCTTTTTTATGTCTGGTGATCTCATTGACTCGTCAAAACCATATCTCTCTATATTTGTATCCTTTCTTTTTCTTTTGGTCTCATCTGATGTTTTTGGTCTTCCACCATATCTTTCAAAAAAAGTTTTTTCTTTCTTTTCTAAAAATTCTTTTGAATAGCTAGGATTTTCAACACCATATCTTTCAAGCATTGTATTTTTAATTTGGTTTTTAATACTAGTTAAAGACATTACATGATAAACACCAAATCTTTCATAAGTAGTATTTCTTCTTTTCTCTTTACATCCTTCATGTCTCGAAGGATTATCGACACCATATTTTTTTAAGAAAGTTTCTTTTTGTTTGTTTGTGACCTTATCTGAGGCTATTTTTATACCATAAAATTCACTTCTCATCTCTTGCATCGTTTTTCCGTGTGTTTTAATATGAGTATATGTAAGTTGAGAAAATTGATTTTTGCAATATGGGCATACTACATATTCGGTCATCATTTCAGTTTACTCTCTCTAGAATCAAGAAGAAGTCCTATGAGATAGGCTCCCATAAAATCTCTAGCCATTGATTCTGTTGACACTCTAAAAGTTGCGGCTCCAGATGTTATTATTTCTGAAATCATTTCGTCTCTGCTCCTTTGATCGTCAGATAAAGGTCCCATTAACTCTGATAATAGATGTGGTGCGTTGTAGCCCATTATTGCGTACGAATCTTGTTCCCCGAGTCTCTGACCACCTTCTCTGCTTTTTCCTTGTGTAGGTTGTCTTGTTGCAGTTGTTGGGCCTGTTGATCTAACATGAGCTTTTAAATCACCCATATGCTCAAGTTTAGTAATATATGAATATCCAACTGGAACTTTACTTTTTGTATTTATTCCAAGATCTGGTAAAAATAAATTATAACCATCAGACAATCCTAACGCTTTCATTGCCATATGAATTTGTTTATGCGTTGGAGATTTGAATGGTGGAACTATTATTGGTACAAAACCATTTTTCTTAATTGAGTTAACCATTGCTAAAAAGTTTTGTTCCGATAATCCTGCTAATGTAGCTACAGTTTTTTTACTGTATTCAAAATTCTTTGTATTATCGAGAAGTGGTAAAACTGTTCTAAATACTGCCATAATTTGAGATTTATTTCTAGCTACACTAATTCTAATAGCCATTGCTTTAGCAATCAATCCACAATAAAGTTCAAAAATTTGACCCATATTCATTCTACCAATAACACCCAAAGGATTCAATATTATATCAAGATTTTCGTTCCAAGGTGTTTTTGGCATTTTATCGTCATCTTCAATTAAACAGACGACCCCCTTATTTCCATATCTTCCTGTTAATTTGTCACCCAATCCTATTTTTAATTCTTGTTGTATTTTGAATTTTATAGTAATTCCTTTTAAAGTCTTTCTTCTATCACTAAATTTTTCATTTGCAGCCATTCCATATCTAGATCTAGTTTTTACAGATAATTCTTTTAATAATGGATATCTATCAATTGGAATATTTGAAAATACTTCAATATCAACAATTGTCCCGCCAGGACTTTTTTTAATCATTTCTTGGCCATAAACGACTACACTATCATCATCTTCACTATATCCCAAAAGTTCCTCAAGCTCACCTATCGTTTTTCTAATGAGTGGATTTCCAGCTTCAATGTACTCACCAATTTTTGCAATGTAAAGAACCCTATCCTTGTCAGATACGTCAATTTCTTCGATTACCCCATGTAGCGACGTCAATTTTTCACTCTGTGCTAACTTGTTACTTATAACAATGCCATCTTCAAAGTTATACCCTTTATATGGCATATATGCAGTTAACAGTGTTTTTCCTAATGAAATTGATCCATCTTTTATACAACTTCCTTCTGCCAACAATGTCCCTTGTTTAACATATAATCCTTTTTTAACTAGAGGAACAAATACACTGAGAGTGTCTCTTCCAAATCCAGATTTTAGATGGATTGGCGATATATCTATTGCATCACTTTTTCCACTTCTATTTTTTATTTTTATATAATCCTCAGTTACTTCAACAATCATACAATCATATGGTGCCTTTTTAACAAAATTTTCAGACAATGAGGTTGTAAGAATTGATTCATACCCAGTCATTACAATTGGTGGTTCTGGATTCTTAAGTGGAAGCATCTGTTTAATTTGGCTATCTGCCATTATTATCCTACCACCATCATTGCTTCCAACAAAAGGAATAAGTGCAGATGAGGTTGATAGTATTCCTGAACCTTCTTTATCATCTATATCTTTCTTTCCAAATAATCCTCTAGCATTGGTGATTTCAGCACCCATTGCAAGTTGTTGTGTTACACCTATATTTTCACCTTCAGGAGTATCGACAGGATCTATATTTCCAAAATATGTGTCATGAACATTTCTGGCTTTTCCTGTTAATGCTGCTGGTGTTGCAACACCACCAATATGTTTTCCAACTGGTGAGATTCTGGTCATTGTAGCCATTTCTTCAATTGGATTTGCATACTCCATATTAGTAACAATTTCAGTTTTCAAAAATTCGCTTAGTAATTGTGTTCTATTTATGTCGAATTTTGCACTTTTATCCCCAGACATAACTTTCATTCTATAAGTTGTGTATGCAGATTTCAATTGGTCTCTTATCAACATGCTTATAACTTCAGACCCACGAATTCTTTGATTTGATAAATCATTTCTCTCTATAACTTTTCCACTAACAACATGATAAGTCATATAATACATTATTTCTTCAAGTTCAAAAGGAAGTCCTTGATTTATAAGAACCTGTTTTGATGCAGGGTCAACCAAGTATTTTATATTATCAGAAATCAAATAGGTTGAACTAATGGATCCTGTTATTTCCTGAAGTAGATCAGCAAAATAATCTTTTGTTCCAAATACTGCTTTTGGCTTATATTTATAAATATTTTCAACAATAACAGCTTCTATAAGTTGAACCTTTAAATCGTTATTCACATTGTCAAAAATCACATACTGGTTTGTATCAATACGAATATAAGGTCTTGTTTCAGCTTTTCCGGGAGCCTCAGAAACAAGTGTATATTTCATTCCATACTTTTCCATTACTCTATCCCAACCAAATGCATACGCAAGAACAATCAATAATGGAAGACTTTTAAAGGATCCCATATATATTTGAAGATATTTTCTTGTTTTTGTTATTTTACTATATATATGAAATTTTGAATATGATGAATGAAATAGTGAATCATATCTTTTTGGAAATGTTATTGGGCACAAAACAATCTGATTAATAAGACATTTTGTTTCTCCATAAATTCTGAAGGTTCCTGTTTTAAAATTTATTCTCGGTATATCAATTAGAACTTCTTGTTCAGATCCATCATTTTTTTTAAGTGTGACCACAACAGTATTTACATCAGATTGAGACAATTCTCCTTTTCTCTGTGGGGATTCAACAATTTCAAAAGATTTTATTTTCAAGGGAACTTCTTGATTTTCAAAAATTTTAAACGATTCATGAATATCATTTTTTAAATTTGTATGAAAGTCAATAGCTCTTTTTTCTAATAAGTGAGATGGATTTTTATTATCTACTAGAGATGGAACATCGGCTGCAATTACAATATGATCTGTACTAGTATTTTTAGATGGTGTTTTTGTAACTAACTGATCTGTATATGCTTTCTTAACAGCTGCTGAGACTTTTTCAATTTTTTTGTCATCTAGTTTATCTACAATTTTATTAGCATGAGATAAATTTTTTGTTGCTGAATATATAACAGATTTTATAACTGCTCTTGAAGCTTCAGGTTTAGACATACCCATATCTGATTTTATTTTTAAATCTTGTCTGACATCATCTGATTTTTTCAAATATTGTTTAACAGCAGTATGAATCTCATTCTTTTTTTCTTCTGGAACAACTTCAACAGGTGCATTTTTAATAACAACTGTTGCAATATCGTGAGATTCTATATCTTTTTCTATCTCTTCATTGTCTAATTGTTCATCAACATCTTTATGCATATCCTCAATATCTTTATGAGTCATGTGTGGCATCACATTTCTTAAAAAGAGATATAAACGATTAAAGTTATAAACCCCATCTGCCATTAATAATCTATGTCTACATTTGCCACCCTGAAGTATTGATAAAACGAAATAATCAAATGGAAAAACACCTGCTTTAATATCTCTTATAATTAAAAATATTTTTCTATTAACAATATTTTTACTAAATGGTTTATCTAAATCAACACCATACATAAAAATCTTTGTAAAACTTGGAAATAAATCAATAGATCTATATGCATTTCCTTTAATCAATACACCAGCTCTCTGTCTAAATTGTAGTGATTTATAAAATTTCTCAACAGCAGTTGAGTAAATCGAACAATCATATATAATATTTTGTTTTGCTGGTGGTTTGATATTTGATTGATAAGCATTTAGTCTAATCTTTTTATATAATCCTTTAGTTGCTGGTAGCAACCCTGTTCTTGGAATTTTTGTAAGTGGAACAATTGCATATCTTAACTCTTGTGCTCTTAAACCAAAATGCAAGTAGTCATCAAATAGATTAGAATTTTCAGGAAAATAAGTTATCATATACTGGCGGTCACGCCTCAAAAGTCGAATGCCATCCGCAGTCTGTGTATAAGGTTTAAAATTTTCTAATTTTACTATCATTTACTTTTTTTCCTCATCTTCAACAAGAGTTCCAGTAAGTATTTTCTCTAAGACCGATGGTTCTAGTTCATATTTACTTGTCAGACCAGAACTTATTGCCTCACCAACATTTTCGAATGCAAGCCCCTGTAAAAATCCTGAATTAAAAACTGTTTTTTTTATGTTGAACATAACTGGATTATCTGGATCTTTCCCTAATCTTGCAGGAAGTATTGGTCTTTCTTTATCTCTTAAACATTGTGAAACAACAATTTCCATGTGAACTAAATCCATATCTGATAAATCTGCATACAATCTATATAGTTTCATAAGGAGATGTGTTGTATCTTTAAAAATCTCTCCACCACCAATTAATCTTCTCATATATAAAACTATTTCTTTTACTTCTTGTTTTTCAACTGGAATTTCAAAAATTTCTTCACCTTCTTCGTATTGAACAACAATTTTATTTTTCTTTTCAAAAATAAATTCTCTAGGAACTAGAGTGTTAACTTCACAATCTAGAATAACATTTATTTTTATTCCATCTGTCGTTTCATAAACACCTAGTAAACTTTTAACCCAAATATTATCTTCTTCCTCATTTACAATTAGATCATCATTCAGTGTATATTGTTCAAAACTTAAAGTTAGTGTTCCTCCTTTAAGTGTTGTTATCATGCTTCCTTCTTGTTTAAAGGTTTGATGAATATGGTCTTTATTTGAATTTGGGTCATTGTCGAACAATTCTTTTAATATATCTCTGGTAACAATTTTAACTGCTCCTCCAGTATGAAATGCCCGCATAATTAATTGTGTTCCTCTTTCTCCTATAATTTGAGCAGCTACTAGACCAACATAAGGTGTTCTATGCCTTTTTAATAACTCGCCATAACAAGTATGACAAATCTTCTTACTTGTACAATATATAGGCGTTCTTAAATTAATTACATCACCAGATTTATATTTTGTTTTATCGAAGGGTACAACTTTTCTATTTTCAACAACGTATCTTCCTTCTAACTTTTTAATTAAATCATCCACTAATTTTATTTGAATTGTTCTAGTAGTTTCACAATCCTTTTTTAACCAATCTAATTCAACACCATTTAACAGATATGCGAGTTGTCTTGATGTATATCCAGTATCTGCTGTGTTAATAACCCTATCAACAATTCCTTTTCTAGCTCCAAGAGATGCCGCAAAATATTCTTTTGGTGTGAGTCCTTCTGAAAAAGATCCTTTAATTGGTTTTAGAAGATTTCCTTCAACATCAGCAATAACACCTTTTGCTATCAATATTTGTGTTGGTTGGTCCCATCCTTTTGATGCTCCAGATTCACATAAATCATACAATCCTGTATCTTTCAGATGTTCAATCATTAAGTTCTTCATATGTTTAATTATATCAGCAGCAGTAGTTGGATCTACTTTATCAAGTTTTTCTTTTAATTTCATTATTGATTGTGGTATATCAATCATATCAATTGTTATTGATGAACCTACATATGTTGCATATGCATACCCAATTGTTTGAACATCAAAGGCAAATTTTCTTGCAATATCGGATCCTCTTGTTTTAAAAATATTTGAGATTATATTATTTACAACCTTTTTGGTTACTGGAATATTAATGAATCCATAATTTTCAGGAAGTAAGCTATTAAAAACTGCCTTTCCAAATGTTGTTGTTCTATTTCCAAATTTAACTATTTGAGCAGGATCTGAAATCTTTTTAAGATCTTCTTTGTTAATAATTTTTGTAGAAGTTGTTTTTTTATAATCTTTTGTAAGAAGATAAGTCCCTAAAGTAGATTCCTTTGAGAGTTCATATGATATAGAATTCATATTGGTTCCAGTTTCGTCTCTCAATAGCTTCTTGCAATCTTCTTGTGCTTTACTTGATAAAGGATGAAATATTGCCATCTGATCTCCATCAAAATCAGCATTGAATCCACCGGTTTGAAGGTTATTGACTCGAACAATACTACCATTGATTAAAATTGGTTTGAATGCTCTTACGGATTCTGGTATTAGTACTGGGTCTCTCTTCGCTAAAACTAGTCTTCCTTCCATTGCCATTTTAGTTGCTTCAAAAATAATTTTATATAATTCAGCAGGGGCAACATCTTTTGATTTTATAGAATTTAGAACTTTTTTTATAGAATCAACCGATAAGGGCTGATCGATAAAACTTAATATTTCTGTTTCCAAAGTAGCTTTATCAAATTTATCTGTATATAAAAGAATGTGAATGATGAATGGTTCAAAAAGTCCTACAGCAATTGTGAAAGGAATTCCTATTTCATTCACTTCTAATGTTGGTCCATTCATTATAACTGCTCTTGCTGAAAAATCTACTCTTTTCCCCATAAGTTGTTCTCTGACAAGACCAAACTTTTTTGATAATTTCGTTCTTATAAACCCATCCAAATCCATAACAGAATTTTGAATTCCATATGTTAAAAGATCCTTTAATGGTCCTTTAGCTGTAGCAATTGCTTTTATACCTAATGATCTTTTTAAAATTTGAGTATAATAATTATTTATTTCCTCTACTCTGATTTCACCAGTTTTTGGATCTCTTGTCATTTCTCTAAATGCCGGAGGGATAACTGGAATTTTATCAATAAACAAAACCTCATCTTTATATGCTTTTTTCAAAAGTTCAATAACTTTTGTACCAACCTCAGATGCTTTAAAGTTTATTTTTGGAAATAAGTCTATGAAAGCATTAATTCCAGTAACACCATTTGGGTCTTCAATTAATCTTCCAGCTGAATCTAATGAAAATGATATCTCGGTTGATAAAAATTTTTTAATATTTCTACTAACCTTTAGAAGAAGAGATAATGCAGCTGGATGAATAACTTTTACATTAAGATTTATGTATCCAAAAGTTGTTTTTCTTTCCTTAGTTTTTTCCTTTCCAAAAATAACTTCAGAGAATAATCCTTCATCATGAAATTTTTCACCTTTGGTTAGTATCATTGTTGAGGTCACTTGTTTATATAAACTACAGAAGTGTGATACATCGAGAAGTTTAAGGAGCATTACTTTCTTTCCTCTCTTGTGTTAGATAAAATTTCTTTATTTCTATAGGTTTTTTTAAGAGATACCGATATTTTAATTTTAGTCTCCTCAGAAAGTTTTCTTCCTTTTTTAGCACCTAATCCTTTTTTTCTTCTTGTCTCACTCATTTTATTCTTACTTTCTTCTGTATGTTTTTTTTCTGTCATTGGGCCAACTGTTCCTTTTTTATTTTCACTAATTTTTCTTAATAAGAGGCTCGTTTCTTTTGTAAGACCTGAATTCCAAGGAACTTTACCTTTATGTTTATCACTCATTTTTTGTTTTGTTTCTTCTGTTAAAACTTTTCCTTTATTTCCTATACTAATTTTATTTCGAGTAGCTTCAGATACTTCTTTTCCATACCTACCATTCTTTTCACCCGAATGTTTTCCAACCAATGCATTTCTCATATGCTCTTTTTCTATTTCTGTTCTTGGTATATTTTTATTCCAAGCAGTTCTTCCTCTCATTTTTTCTTTTGCTTCTTTTGAATGTTTTCTTCCAATAGCTTTATTTCTTATTTTTTCTTTTGTTTCCTCAGAGTGCTTCTTTCCTTTCATTGGGCATTTTTCTTTTTGATATTCACTAACTTTTATCATAATTTTTTCATATTCTCTAGTATTTTTAATACATCCATTATTGAACATATAAAAGACTGCTAAATAAGTTTTATAACAAGGATTTATTTTTGTTAGAAGAAGATGAACTAATCCATGTTCTCTTATAGTTAAACGAACTAGATTTTCTCCTGAATTGCCACCACCTAGTGAGCGCATTATAATATGATGTTTATGTGTTTTTTCTTCTGGTGGAAGTATTCTATTTTTAGCTCTATCAAAAATAGAATCAATAACTAATTGATAATTCATATTTTTATCATACCGTAATATATCATTTTTAACAATCTCGTTTACATTATTCCTCTGAATCTGGCTTAATACTTTTTAATTTAGCAATAACAGCCTTTGCATGTTGTTTATCCACATTAGGATTCTCTCTTATTTCTGATGCCAATTTTATTGCCATTTTTATAAAGTTTGGATCCTTTAATGCCATTCTATTACACATTGGAAAAAATGGAACTTCACCACCTGCAAGATTTTTTATAGTTAGAAAGCATTCAGGATTCTCTTCAAAAATCTGATGTCTGTATGGTTTATCGAGAAGCCATTTAGTTGCAGGCGGATAACTCCCATATACTATATTTTCAGCATCTTTCAAATAAGAAACAAGATCTTTAACTTCTTGTTCAAACAATCTATGTTTTTTCGATTTATTTATCATTATTTTTCCTCCAAATCTAGTTATGAGACACTTTTTAATTTTGTTCTGAATACCACACATCTAATAATTTTTGTATCTACAATCTATACAATTATATGGGCATTGGCAACATTTAAAATTTGGGCAAGAATAACTTGGAGGATCAATAGCATGATAAACAGTTAAAACTATACCCTTTGATATAATA